ATCGCCGCGATCAATGAAGTCCTGGGCGTGACCGGGGACAATGCCTCGGCGATCACCGCACTCCAGACCTTGACGGAAATGCTCAGCGCGTCCGGAGCGTCCCGAGCGAACTCTTTTATCTACGAGTATGATCTCGGGACGACTTTCACGGCCGAGCAGAGTGCCGACATCGTCGCCGGCACTTTTGACAAGGTCCGCCCCGGCGGCTACTGGACGATCAACGGCCACAAATACTGGGCCGGACACGCGGACTATCGTCTCCATTGCGGAGACACTGAGCTCACGAAACACCACATGCTCGTTTTCCCGGACAAGTCTTTTTATAACCACGTCATGAACTCGACAAACGTAACGACCGGGGCCTACTACGGCTCGAACATGGTCTCGGACGGACTGACTCAGGCCCTCGCAACAGTAAAGGCCGATTTCGGCGAGTCCCACGTCCTCACCTACCGCAATCAGCTTGCGAATGCGGTCAGCGGTAACAGCTCGAGCAACTGGGCATGGTACGACAGACAGATCGACCTCCTGAATCAGGCCATGGTCTACGGCCATGTCGCATGGGCCGGCAATGGCTACGACGTCGGATGCGACAAGTCTCAGATCGCGCTTTTCCAGGCGCGCCCGGATCTCATTGTAAACCGCGAAAACTGGTGGCTGAGGGACGTGCAGTCCTCGACGCATTTCTGCGCTGTCGTCAACGACGGCGGTGCGAACGGCGGGAACGCCTCGAACGTCATCGGGGTCCGGCCGGCTTTCCTAATCGCATAATCGGGCGGGCTTGTCCCGCCCCGTGGAGGAATTATGTCAGACATACCAAAAAGCAAACGCGCCTGGTCTAAGCTCGAGTCCCTCGACAAGGCGATCACGATCCGCGGAGAACTGAGCCGGGAGCTCCTCATAAGTTTCGGGCTCAGTGAAAAGCATATCGACGCGGCCGTGAAGAAAGCGACGAAAGGGCTCCAGGGCGAGGAGAAGGATATCCTCGCGTCAAAGATCCGGGAAATGTACGCCGGGTTCATTCCGTGGTTTATTGAACGGCATCGGAACCGCGTCGACGATCTCGCCGGCGACATTGAAGCACATATCCGCGGCGCGAATAAGATCTGGCCGGTTTGGAAATTTGAATACGACGACCGCCGTCAGGAATGGAACGAAGCACTCAAGGCTTGCGATCGACTCCAAGGCGAGCTCCAGTTCATCGCGGAGCAGCTCCCGGCCGACAAAAATCGGTACAAGAGCATCGTCCTCGAGATCGACGACCTCGACAAAATGATTAAAAAGATCCGGCAGTCGGACAACCGGTTCCTCCCGCACTTAAAAGCGTAACTAATGCGGGTGCTCTTTGTACGTGCAGTCCTCGACGAATTTCTGCAATGTCAACAACAACGGCAATGCGAACAACTGGAACGCCTCGAACGTCATCGGGGTCCGGCCGGATTTCACAGCCCCGCACCTGGGCAAGTTTCCACGCGGGGAAATGGGAAAGGAAAGAGCATCCGTTCGCCTGGAGATCTCCAGACGATAAACCTCAATCATGACGCCGCCGGTTACGACCGCCGCGGCTCTCAGCATGGTTTTATGATTGTATTTTTTGACATGAATGCCCTCTATGAGGGCGGCACAAAGGCGATGCGCGGGAGCAAGTTCAAACAGACGACTCAGCGCTACCGCTGCAATCAACTATTGGAAACAGCACAGCTCGCGGATGACCTTGAAAAAGGGACCTACGAGCCACAAACCGGGCACAAGTTCCTCATCAGTGAGCGAGGCCACGCCCGGTACATATCGAGCAACGTAATGAGGGACAAAAGTCTCTACCACGTTTTATGCGATGACGTTCTAACGCCCGCGGCTGCTAAGTTTCTCATCTTTGACAACTCAGCAAGCCAAAAGGGCAAGGGCGTCGACTTTGAGCGCCGGCGTCTTGTCGAGCATCTCCGCCGCTACCTTGCGACGCATGGAACGAACGACGGATGGATCGAACTCTTTGATTTCTCGGGCTATTACGCAAACATCCGGCACTCGGTGTGCCTCGCTGACACGGGCACGCTGCTCATTAAGGCCGATGTCGATCCGGAGACCGTGGTCTACACGATCCGACTATTGCGGAAAATATTCAAGACCTACGAGGTCGACGTCTCCCGGTTCACCGAGGACGAGATCCGGAGGTTCATGACCGAGAAGGTCGACCCGCTCATCAATGCGAACGTGCCTGGCGTCGAGCTCACCGGCCGGCGCTATCTGCCAAAGGGCGTTGACATCGGAGCGCAACCGTCTCAGAACGTCGGGATCTCGTTCCCGATCCCGTGGGACAACTACGCGAAGATCGTCCAGGGCGAAAAGCTCTACGCCCGGTACACCGACGACTCCTACGCGATCAACGAGGACCGGGACGACCTGGAGGAGCTGCGTGCGGGTCTCTCAGACACCGCCGCCCGGCAAGGGCTCATCGTAAACGTGAAAAAGACAAGGATCACAAAAATCAGCAAACCGTTCCGACACCTCCAGGTGTCGTACCGACTGACCGAGACCGGGAGGATCGAGCGCCGGATCAATCCGAAAGCGATCACCCGGGAGCGGAGAAAACTCAAAGCATACAAGAGGCTCCTCGAGGCGGGCCGTCTTGAGTACCCCGCGATAGAAAACGCCTTCAAGTCGTGGCTCGGCGGGCGCTATAAGTATATGACCCACGGACAGATCTATAAGCTCGCGGGCCTGTTTTATGAATTGTTCGGAAGGAGGCCAACATGGCGAAAAGGACATTCACGATTGTTTTGGATGATGACACACAGATCAAGAGCCTCGAGCTCAACGGGAACAGCTTTATCAGCAAAAGCGAGCTCAAGGCGGCCGACATCGAGGGCAAGCTCTCCAAGGTGACGGTCAAGGGATCCGACGGATCCGTCGAGGAGCACGGTCAGATGACCCTCGTTCAGATTACTCAGGACGGCGGCAAGTGGTGGCTCTGCCTCCGCGATCTTACTGCCGCAGAGATCCAGACCGCGTCGCTCAAGTCTCAGCTTGCCGACGCAAACAACGCGATCGCCGAGCTCACAGAGCTCATCGCATCGATTACACAGTAAGGAGGTAACACATGATTACACTTACCGTAAACAGCGGCCTTGTCCGCATCTGGGGCCGCAGAGTCATCGCTGGTGATTGCACGCTCGCGGACGTTCCGAAGCTCAGTAATCTCCAGGAGGTCGTCAAAGAATATGTCAATGCAAACACCGACAAGGATTAACCTCACCGAGCTCGCGATGATACAGCAAGAAACGATCACAAAGCAGTCGCGGATCATTGCGCGGCTGCTTAATGAGGTCGCTATGTTTCGGGAGCTCACTCAGGCCGAGGAAGAATACGCGGCGGCGTTTCACACGGAGGAGGGAGAAACATGACTCCATTTTGGCAAAATATCACGATCGCGATCGTCTCGGCACTGGGCTCGGGCGGCTTTGTCTCGCTCATAACGTTTTTTGTATCGCGGCATGACATGAAAAAACAAAAAAAAGAAGAAGCACAGAGCGAGACAAGCCGGATGATCCTTGCTCTAGGCCACGATAAGATCGCTTACCTCACGCGAAAATTTATTCGTCGCGGAGGGATCACACAAACAGAGATGGCAAACCTCGCCGGCTTATATGCTCCATACCGTGCAATGGGCGGAAATGGAGACGGGAAGGCCGGCTATGAAGCTTGCGAAAAGCTCCCAGTCATATCAGACGACGAAGCTGATCGGCGCGACGTTGAGATCAAGCGAAAGGAGTATGAGCTATGACCTTAAAAAATGAAACCTATGACAAGCTGAAATGGATCGCACAGATCGCGCTGCCGGCAGCGGCTACACTTTACGCCGCTCTCGCCGGGATCTGGGGCCTCCCGCATGGCACCGAGATCACCGGAACGATCTCAGCGGTCGACGTGTTCTTGGGCGCTCTGCTCGGAATCTCGACCAAGAACTACAACGGCAAGGAAGGAGGAACCGAATCATGAGCAAGACGGAAAGCGCTATCGCATGGATGGAAAAAATGGCCGCCGATAATTCTCACGGCTACGATCAGAGATACAGATGGGGACAGAAAGGCGATTTCGATTGCTCCGCTGCCGTTATCACAGCATGGCAGCAAGCCGGCGTAAATGTCCGCGGCGCCGGGGCAACCTACACCGGGAATATGCTCGGTGTGTTCCTGAAGTGCGGATTCGTCGACGTGACGAGCTCGGTCAATCTGGCAACCGGCGCCGGCTTAAAGCGCGGCGACGTGCTCCTGAATACCTCGCATCACACCGCGATGTATTGCGGCGGAGGCCGAGAAGTCGAGGCCTCGATCAACGAGAAAGGCACTGCAACCGGTGGAAAGCCCGGAGATCAGACGGGGCGCGAGTTCCTCGTCCGCTCGTACCGTAACTACCCGTGGAATCATGTCCTCCGCTACAACGAGCCGATCGTTGCAAAGAAATCCGTCGACGAGGTCGCCCGTGAAGTCATCGCGGGCAAGTGGGGCTCCGGTGTCGACCGTCGCAATCGTCTCGACGCGGCCGGCTATGACTACAACGCCGTCCAGAGCCGCGTAAACGCATTGCTCTTAGGCGGATCCAAAGCACCGAGCAAGTCCGTCACAGAGATCGCCCGCGAGGTCATCGCCGGCAAGTGGGGCAACGGATCAGAACGCCGCAGACGTATTCAGGCGGCCGGCTACAATTACGCGGCCGTGCAATCTGAGGTCAATCGTCTGTTAAAGAGATGAGTGCGGTCATTATAGCCTCGGCGATCGCTGCCGGTCTCGGCGTTGTCTCGT